GCCTAAGGAAGCCCAGATACAGGCCTCCTGTACTCTGCGTACCCTGAAAAGCGGGATCCAGCAAGTAGTTTGGCGTGTCGACACTCCTGTTATGGAGGCGGTGGCTGGCCAAAACGCCAGCGGTTACACCGCCGCCCCGAAAGTTGCCTACGTGGACTCGGACGTGTGGATCAAATACGTCCATCCGCGGTCGACAACGACGGGCCGACGCCTGAACAAGCAGATGCTCTGCAACATCGCGAATAACGTCTCAACGTCAGTCGCGGCTGCTACGGCGGGTGTTTTCGACGAAGCTGTCTGTTCGTTGTTCATGCCCACTTAACGCAGAGGGATTGCCATGGTACATATCATACCGAAGCATTACGGGGATTTCCCCGTCGTTGGTTACGACCAACGAATCCCGACGGAGATTGCAAATGAAATCTTCTCGCAACTCTCACGTTGTCACCTCGACCTTGTCGGCGAAGCCGGCTGGGTCGCAGCGGGGGAATATATCGCTAATTGTGTTACTAGCGGTGATTTTCATCTTCTCTGTGACTTTGATCCTGATGTTACGGATCTGGGTCCCAATGATGCCTACCACCTTCGCCAATGTACAGCATTCTGGCGAAAGAGGACAGACATCGACCTTGGACGAGACTTACAGTCTGAGGCCTTAGCCAAGTTTCTGGCTGCAGAGAACCGCTGTCGCGAGACCAACGCCATCTTTCGGGCGCACAGTCAGGGTAGATTACAATTCCACCCTGATGTTGAGTGGATGTTATATTCCGCTCAGCAGAAAATCTGTGCGTTCCTCCAGAAGCATTTCCCGGAAGGTGCACCAGAGGTCCATGAGCTGAAGCCCAGGTTCGGGCCAGGGGCCACGACAACGACCCCAAAAAAGAACGCGTGTATCCCTATGAAACTTTGGAACACGCCCGCTTGTGCTGCAAATACAACTAGCCTTCTCCCGCGGATGATGGAGCAATCCGGTCTGACGCGGGAAGGTCTTTGGACGTTCCCTGTTGAGGGGAGCAAGGTTAGTTTCGCACCCAAGAACGCCACGGCCCTACGGCCTGTCTGTACTGAGCCCGCCTGGAACGGTATGTTCCAGAACGGTTTGGGCGACGCTTTACGGCGTCCGTTGCTGAGTATTGGAATCAATCTTCGCGATCAATCCGCAAATCAGCGCGGTGCGATGTATGGTTCCATCCACGGGAATACAGCTACCGTGGATCTAACAGCCGCCTCTGACCTCCTTAGCCTTGGTTTAACCAAGTGGCTCTTCCCGATGGATTGGGAGAAGCTGCTATTCGAGTTAAGCTGTCGTGAGACAACCTTACCGGATGGTACTATT